AAGGGAACGAAACGAAACTCGTATGCATAACCAACGGCCTTGCCAGCGAAATAGGCATGGTCGCTGAGTTGCTGGTTGAGATTAGCACGCATGTTAAACTTGGCTAGATTCTTTCCCATAAGGGGCACAGTGAAGTGGAACCCCGAATAGGAAGGAATAAAATTCTTACTAAGAAAGGAGCAGTGAACAAGATGAGTTCTCCTGAACACTTTAGCCTCCATCTTAGCTTCGGCAGCCAAGCTTTCATACGTCTTGCAAGCGTAGCGCTTGAGCCCAACTATGCGGGCCAGCATGTCATCGCCGAGCAGGAGGGCTCGGCTCCTTTTGGCACGGGTTACCGTGAGAAAAGTATAAAGAATGCAACCGTTCCACATGCAATTGCGGAACGTGGTATCAGTCGCCCCAGTGGGTAACTCATGGTCAAGCTTAGCGGAAACGCCATGCCTCTTGTTTGTAACTTCGAAAGAGTCAGTCTTTGCGTGTAAACGCAAAAACCACTCAGGACAACCAAGTCGGCGCATGAACATAACCTCTAGCGCTTGAACATCAGCACATTGGAGCATGTCATTCTTTGAAAAATCACTCTCGATAAATTCACCATCTTGTTTATCAATAAAAGGAACGTAATCGACTGGCGTCTTCTTATACGCCAGCCTGAACTGGTAATCGCCGGAAGTGCCCTCACAACACAAGTTAAACCGGCGCATCAACTCGTTGAATATGGGCCCAGAAACAGCGTTATACAAATCAGTGCCTTTGAAAATAACGCGGGGAGCCCAATTAGGCTTGTGGCCAACGAGTAAGGCCTCAGTCTTGACAAAAACTTCCTTGCGGGAGTAATCCTTGAGGCGGGAGGTGCAAAATTGATCAAGCGCATTCACCATGCGCACTTGCTTCTCTTGACCAAATTTCGAATTCCAAGAATCAAAAAGAGCCTGGTTCCAAGTGAACTCAGGTAAGAAATCAGGACATAACATGTTAAAGAATGAAAGGGAACCGGAAATTATCCTAGGCGTGGCCCGATCGTGACTAAGATAATTGCAACGCTTCCTGAAAGCGGCCATAAAATTGTGATAACCATTGTCAGGGACAACGGGGTGGAAACCTTTCAAAAGGGGCCCACCTTGCCGGACCAACATGGGGTCAACCTGCCATGATTTCGGTATCCCAAAGTTGGCACCCTTGATGGGATATATGGCAGGATCTGCAACGGCGTGGTAGGCAGCAGCCAGGGCCAGGTGAGGCACCTGGCCCCTGATTGTCTTATCGCTGGTGGTGGTGGTGATGGTG